CCCCCCAGAAAAAGAAAGATATTGATTACTTATGTATATGTATACATAAGTAAAAGTCATCCTCAATCCTCCTCCTCTCGGGAAAGGGAAGGGAGAGGATGGGAGGGGAATGGGAAGTCCTCAATATTCATCCTTTTCGCAAGTCAAAAAAGAGGGAGCCGAAGCTCCCTAATCACACACGTACGACTCAAGGAGTGGTCAGGTTAACCCTGAACCACCAGTTTGACAAACGGTGTCCCCCAATACTTGCTAGACGGGGAGTAGCCACCGTGCATGAGCGCGTGGAGGCAGACCGGCTTTTTGCGCGAGTGCCCAAGCGGAGCGGCCTTATTGAGCGCAGTCTTAAGACTACGGTCACCGTCCACACCGCGTAGCATCCAGTCCTGTATAGTTTGTCGTACGCCTCCAGCGCGACCACCATAACCGAACGGTACAGGTGACGTGCTAGCCAGATCCACGTTATCCAGTGGAACAATCTTCACGTTGGCCTCGTTACCACCGGCATGCTCTTGGACAAACTTCCAGATGTCACCGTATGAAAGCTCTTCACCGGTGAGACAGAGCTCAGCCACTTTTACCTCGGCCTTCGCGACTGGTGCTTTCTTTACTGCTTTCTTAGCTGATGTAGCCATTTTCCTATCTCCTTTCTATGAGAAATGATTGGTCCTACATAACCCCTTGGTTACGGTATTCACTATACTCTCATTAGTTATCATTGCCAGTCTTTTTGCATCCTTCTTAATCGGTCAAGATTGACGTCATCATCAATCTTCCTCGTATACACCCACCATCGTTCGTCATCAATCATCCTCTTTCTTCTTAGAATGGGACGGGATAGAAGATGAATGATGATGACAAACGAGGATAGAAGAAGAGTTGACCACGCACAACGCCTCACGCATCACGGCTCATGCTCTTTCTTCCTCGCATGGGCGATAATAAAATCAAGGAGGGCGGTCCAATCATACGGCCTCCCCGTTTCCCAATCCGGGGTCAACGCCTCACGGTCCTTCGTCCCCTCAGCTAGCTCCATGGCTCTTTCTCCTCCAAATAATTTGAGGGAGGAGGAGGAAGGATGACCAACAAGGTTCCAGACACTGCCCCCTTGATTTGAATACTGTACCTGCCATGCGATTTGGTGCGGTCTCAGGTCGATCTTTCTTATGACTTTTAATTGACTGACTTTTAGTTCAATCCAAAAGGAAGTACCGTCCTTCACTCCGTGAACATCAGGTACTCCGGGAGTAGCCCAAGTCTCGAGGCGTGTCCAAAACACGCCCGAGGCTTTAGTCCCTTGTTTTAACTTACTCCATAACTGGGACTCAGGTTTAGACATCCGCCCCTCCGTGGCCGACTACCGCTTGCAGTTGCTCTTGACACGATTCACACGGGGTTTTATCCTCGTTTTCGATGTATTTCGCGTAGTTATTGCCGAGCATCGGCTTACCGCACAGGGTTTGTCCCTTACCCGCGATATTCCAGTGTTGCTGCCCAAGACGTTTTGTCCATTCATCAATCCGCATAAAGCACCTCCATCAATTGGTGTGGTTGTGTTTCAAAAGTAACCCAGTCACCGCAGGCTACCGATTTATCACCTACGGTCACTGGTAGCGTCTTAGCGTATTGAATAAACCGACCTAAGCGCTCCTCCTCGAACAGCTCATGCAACTTGTCATGCTGCTCGCAATAGCAGTACGCGACTGCCCACAGGGTACCCATCACAGGCATAAACGACACTTGGTCGTCACTTGCTATGTTAAATACCTCAATCATGACATATCCCCTAGCATGCCGTCGGCTATCCACTCTTCTGGGTGTTCGGACCATTGCTGCAAGAAGTCTGCTTGCCATGCCATGTCGGGGTCTACTACAGGCATATCACAGGGGTAGTCCCTATTGCCGTCTTCCATTAAGGCATTGCATCCTAGCTGTGCAAAGAGCTTGGCGCGATTCTTGTAATCGCCAAACTCGTGTAGGGTGTCATGCTCCCAAGGTTCTCCACAAAACTTACAATGTATATCCATGTCGCAACTCCTTTCTATGAGTTAGTGAGCGTACCTACTTGGTACATTACAATGGTGCGCCACGACACCAACCCCGAGCAACTCTTGTTTAGTCTTCTTGCGTCGCTTCACCTTCGATCACTAGATTACCTTGCATAATCGCCTGTAGAGCAGGGAAGTCTTCTTGGAGTTGTTGTATTTCTTTAAGGACTTCCTCTTTGCTCATCTGGTCAATGCGCCCGTGCAAGATTTCTTTGCGATCTATGTACAATCCTGCTGCTTGGCCTCTAGACTTTTCCGCAGCGACAGCCGCAGCGAAATTGTTACCACTGAGGGCAGCATCACGGATCTCTGCTAGTTTTCTGACATGGCCTTCAAATGTGACTTCGTACTTGACGCCAAGCTCTTGTTTGATTTCTGCAATACGTTGATTGACCCTAGGGTTCAGCTTGAGCATTTGCGAAGCAATAGACGCAGCGGAGTTCTCACTGAATCCAGCACGGAGAGCGGCTTCTGTTTGGGTGACATCTTCGCAAGCAAAGATCATCGCAAACTTTTCCTGCTTTGCAGTGAGATTCCTTACCTTGTCCGAGCGGACGGGCACATCCAACTTCTTTTTGTGAGTAACTTTTGGCAGAGCCATCGTATCTCCTAGACTAACTTACCGGACTTTACATAATAGGTCGAAAATCGCGAAGGACAAAAATGCATTTTATCACATTCCGTCGCCGCGCGAACACGAGTTTGATGAACATATATTTTTCTATATTGGTCCATTTGGACATAACTCCTTGAATAACCAAGTATAGTGTGATATCGTATATTATAGAATGTTAAAAATCCATTTTACGCATCTCGCGAATTTCGACCTATTATGTAAAGTCCCCTGAACAGAGGTTATTGGTCAAAAATTGATCAACTTTTGAATTCTGTAAGACTTTTTTGAATTCTGTAAGACTTTTTGAATTCTGTAAGACTTTTTGAATTCTGTAAGACTTTTTGAATTCTGTAAGACTTTTGCCATAATCCCCGCCCCTTACTCGACGCCCCTAGGCTGTTTGATAGTGCATGCCTAGGGGTAAGGCAGGGGTGGGGTTGTCCAAGGGCAGGTAGACAGTCTAGCGGCGGCTTGGGATTATCCAAACAGTTTGTGCCATAAGGTAGGCCATAGTCCACGGTGGACAGGTTCTTCCTTCTTGTCGAACACGCCTTGGTCAACTGCCGTGGTGACGGTTGTTTTTTCTGCGGACGGCACCGGATTAGGTGCCGCCATCCCTGCGCTAGTCACCGTGATGGTTACACTTTCCGTCTTGGTCTTGGTCTTAGGTTTTGCATCGGCCACCCCTGCCTCTTTAAGAGCCACATTAGTGATAGGCAACCCCCGCTCAATGTTTTCGTTTTTCAGCCGACGATACACCACATACTTGACTTGCTGCTGTGTCATTTTATACTTTGCAGCCAGTTGTTTGATTGTCATGCCTTGAGCTTTGTCCGCCGCAATTTGATAGATCATTGCGTCGTTCCATTTTTCGTTAAAGTGCCCATCCTCTTTCTTAGCCATTGTGCTTCTCCTGTGTGAGGTGTTCTAGTTGACCTACCGTCCGAGCAAGTTGAATAATATACTCATCCAGTGGATTTTTACACTTTTTGCACTTGGTGTCCCCAAGTAGGACCACCAACTCCCAAAGTAGGGCAGTCTCGTCGTGGTGGGTAAAGATCTGCCCCAAGGCTCGCTTTTCCCTGCGAGCCAAGTTGTAGACTACATCTAGCTTTTGTGTAGTCTGGGTCATTAGTACCAACAGGAGTACTCTACCTGCCCTCCCTGTTCTAGTGCGTCCAGCGCAGCTTGCACAAACTCGGCATCTTGTTGGGCGTAGTCTTCAACGGCTTGGTCTTGCCATTGGTGTCCCCAAAAGAAACCTCCTCTGCAAAAATAGTCCTCGTACCCTTTTGCGATTTGGTTCTGCAAATCCAGCAGGTCGTCTTTGGTGAGCACAAGTGTTTGACAGTTGAAGTCTTCGGCATCCTCGCCGTGGACGGTGTCTGCCCACAAGGCTTGCATGAACTCTTGCAACCGCGAGTGTTTGCGCCAGTAAAACTCAACGGCTTGGGCGTGGTCCTTTTGGCGGACAAAACCGTATTGATCTAAACCCATTAGTCGGTCTCCTCATTTTCTACGTGTGGTAATAGCTCTGGTTGGGGCAGGTGTTTATCCCCAAAATCTAGGTTGGTGTCCATCCATTCTTCTAATGCGTCGGGTTGATCGGTCCACTCAATCACCTTGAGCACCGGAATATGTTGCTTGGTTTCTGCGCAGCGCACCTCGGTTGCGCCGACATAGACGCGGTCGTGACCGCGCACGTCGTAAATAAAAACCCGAAAGGTAAAGTCCGGTGGTAGGCGGTAGATACCGGCAAAATCCATGCGGAATCGCTTGGCAGCATCTTTTACAGCGGTGCGCAGGTCGGCGTCACGTGACCATACTCCAGCGCCATACTCATCAAAGATGGTTGCTATAAAATCAGATTCGGTAAGGTCCTCCTCTTCTGTTGGAAAAGACACGGTGATGTAACCCGCGCCAATGTCACCCAACTCATCATTTACTTCCCACTTGTGGGTCGGGCACGTTTCCAACCAATCATAAAACTCTTTTGTGTTCATGGTATGGCCTCCTAGGTAATTATCCGCGCTTGGACTTCCACCGTTGCGTTGTTGATAATTTCCTGCACGGCGTCGCTTAGGTTGTCGCGGAGGTAGTCGTCTAACAAGTCGTTAACGGCATCTTGTAGAAGGTGGGGGGACAACTGTTCGTCGGGGTTGTCGGCTTTGTACTCTACCTCGTCTAGGCGGTCGGTTAGTTCCTGCAACCTGTCGTCGTCTTGTGGGTTTAGGGGACGCATAGCCTTTTCAAGGTCTGCTAGTTTGACAGTAAGGCAGTGGAGTAGGCTATCCAACTTGTGGACGGTGGTTTCTACCTTGGCGAGTTTGAGGCTATACACCCGCAGCGCAAACTCTTGTTGGGTCAGGTATTTGGTTACCGGCTCCATGCACAGGTCGACTTCGGTTGCTACTTGCGATAGCGTGAGTTGATCAGATAGGCGATCAGTAGTATCAGGGTCAGTGTGAGAAATGGCATTGCTTTCTATATCCATTAGGTACTCCTTTCTTGAGTAGTGGTTGATGCACAGCTCTTGCTGCACCCCTACAGTATGGCTGCCGAGTGCAAAGGTGAGCTAGTCTTGGTTACTCTTCTTTGTTCCGCAGACTTTTACTCCAAACGGGGTCGAACAGAGAATCTTTCGCGCTGACGCCAGGAGGAATCTTCGTTATTCGTCCTCCCTTGGCTAGGTATTCTTTCACGTGGTTGTTCAACAAATCGCGCAGGTGAGTTTTTTGGTCTTCGGTGGGGAGGTCTATCTTTGTGGTGGTCATGGTATGCCTCGGTAAAAAGTGTGTTTATGGATAACCGTAGTCACTTGTCCAAACATTGCCCACGCAGGAGCCACCTTGTGATTGTGATAGTGGGTGGCTCCGTCGGTGTGGTCCGGGAGGTAACCGGTCAAATATGCAAGATACATTGCCTGTCGCCAAGCGGGGATGTCGGTGGGGGTGTCGGACTTGCCATCGCAATAGAAGCTAAACTGACATCGATCGCGGATAGGGTGGTCCCCCCAGTAATGTCCCTGCTTGACTACGGCACAAGCATCGGCAGGGTAGCGGGGGTCCTGTATCCTGTTCTTTATCACTTGGGCAACGGCTATCTGTCCCGATAATGGTTCGCCTCGGGCTTCAAAATAGATAGCCAAGGCCACGCACATCAAGCTAGTCATCGTAGATACTGTGGTTCTTTTCAAAAGGACGGCAGGTTTCCAGCACGAGGTGTTGCATCTCTTGCGCCTCCTTTTTTCCAACCACTACCATCATGTTAGGTTGTACTTGGACAACGCACATCGTCCGTTGTTCCTCGTGTGCTAAGAACTCGGCCTCTTCTAACGCAGCCATTGGGTTGCTAAAGTAACTCATTCTTCTTCCTCAGTTGGGTTGGTAGGGTCCTCGTGCCCGTCGTAATAACAACTGTCGGGATGCTCACACGCATACTCAAAATACCATTTGTCGCCAGTGCCGAACGGGTCATACTCCCGCTCGCACACTGGGCAACCGTCACCGTTGGGTGGGCACATCAACTTATGCTCGGCCAAATCCGCACGGGTGCGTCGGAGTTGAGAAAGGTTTCAGTGATGTACATGTCGTCCCGTAAGTCTAGGTCATAACACCTGCTTAGGAAAAGCCCTGCGTCGCAGTCCTCTTCTAAGGCGAAGTGCGTGGGATTGACCTCGGAGTTTTGATAGCTGTAACTACTGAAGTCTTTAGGCTCTAGACCCACCAAATCCAGCTGCTTGCGGCTGACTATTAACCAACCGTGTCCGGGATCGCTTACAAATTCCATCTTTAGGTTCATCTGCATGGCTAGTACTCCGACGGTAATAAGAGGGTACCATTCATGTACCAGAACTTCCAGTCACCTTCGGGGGCATCGGTGTAGTCCATTTTGCGAGTATAGTATACATTGTCGTCGCCGTCGGTAACCGTTATCCAGGCTTGGTTGTCTGCTACGGTGAGTGTAATAAAAGCGTCGTATGACTGATTATGGATGGAGTGTATCTCCGTGCTGATAATATCTAAGAACCAGTACGCTCCTGCTTTTTCGCAAAAGTGTTGTACACCCTCAGTGTATAACATACCACCGAGGAAGTCAGGTTGCTTATACACTTCCATGGAACCCGTGAAGTGACGCAAGTCTTGCGCCAGTTGATCTGCCGATATTGCTGTTTCCATAACTTTCTCCTTATGAATGAGTGTAACCATCGGTTTCTACTGCTAACCACATACCCGACCAAGGCACGACAACGGCGTTGTCCATACCAACGGTAGGCTCTGCTTTTTTAAGGAACTCAACAAACCCTAAATCTTGGTTGTTCTGCTCCCACTTGTTGTACAACGATTTTACTTGGTCAACTGTCAAGTACATTGTAATCTCCTTTCTGTGGATTACGGTTTCTGTTAATGCCTAATAAGTGTGGCTTAGGACGGCACCGTCCGTAAAGTCTTATTTGTTCAGAACAGGTCGTTGTCGGTAGACCATGTTGCTCCTATCCCGTAACCACATCCCGAGCAAGCTATTTGACACGTTACTTCAGCCAAGAGCATAAACTCTTTTCCTCCACAGAGCGAGCACACTAGAACATCAACAATTTCTTGTCTTGTTGTGACTGGGTCTACAGGTGGCTTTTCTCTCTTTCTGAATGGGACAACATTGCTTGTTGCATCCACGGGGGCGTTGGTCTTGTCTTCCATACGCATAGTTTTGCCTTATCATTTATGTAGTAGCGGCGATACGCAGCAATCGGGTCGTGGTCTTTGTACTCAGGGGGCATGGCTTGCGCAAAAGGAGTGAACCCTTGGGCGGTCAGCTGCTGTGGCGCATTGGTGAGCAGTTGTAAAACTTTTTGACACCCATGCACCCTCCCATACCGGTAAGTGTATTCGTCACAGAGCGCCAAGCCAAGTTTGAGTAACCATTGGTAGTTGGTCAAGGTTTGGCCTGCCCACAACGTACAAGGATGTTTTTGATGCACCGGCTTGTACGGTCCTGGTTCGTCGTAGCGCCAGTGTACGGTGGACAGCATTTGGGTGGTCTCTAAGGGCATTTTGACAACGTGTTTGTCGCAATGCCACCGAGCGCATTGTTCGTGGTCCCAGTCTAAGAGGAATATGTTCATCTAAGTACCCTTGCTATTAACAGGGTAAGTGTAATGGTCAATTAACGGCGAGATGCGTTCTCATTGCTCTCGTTTGTTCTGTCCATTTCTTCTAGGATATCGATGAGCAGATACAACTCATGGAGCAAATTACCGAGGTGGTGGTCGTCTATGGTTTCGGTGTCTACTTCCACGGAAAAGTTAATCTTCATCTAGCATACCTATCAGCTGTAGTGCTGGAGCAAACCAAGGCTCGGCGTGGTACTTGGTCAAGTAATTGCCGCCACGCTTAAACACATCAAGAGCAAAGGTGTTGCCCATCTTATATAGGCGATGACAGTGCAGCATCAGCTCGAGTTTGTCGCAAGTATCGCAGATTCCGGTTTCTTCTTCGGACAATGGGATGTTTATCCCTAACTCTTGTTCTACTGCTTGCTCTAGCGTAGCCATGCAATCAGCCAGTATGGGATGCCTCCATTTGGTAGTAGCGGGTAGGTCACCTAGTTCGCCCTCGGGTACATCGTGGTAGAGCATATGCAGTAAGCACTCTTTGCTTGTATCAGGCCAAAGTGTATGCAGTAGCACTGCTGCTCTCCAAGAATGGGCGGCGACGTCTTGGTGGTCAGCCAGTTCGGGGCGGGTATGGTAACGCTTGACATACCCCCCTTTGAGTTTACGATGCAGCACGGCTAGGGTAGCTACTCCATCATTGTTGTGTGTTTGTGTTTGAGTCCGCGTGTCCATGGCTTCTCCGTGAAGGTTTGTTTTGCTTCCCCCCAGTTTGGTCCAAATTCTGCATCAACTACGGAGGGAACTTCTAGTTGTGCGCAGGTCTCCATTATCTCGGCTATTTGTTTGGCTTGCTGCTCGCTGTGGACGGATACGTCTAACTCGTCGTGTACCTGTACCATTGGTATTATGCCTTCCTCGTAAAGGGCGACCATTGCAGCCTTGGTCTGGTCGGCTGCGCTACCTTGTATCAACTTGTTGAGAGCTTTGTAGGTAAATGCCCGTTTGATCCCAGGACCATGCTCTGCATAAGCATCTTGGTAAGTCATAGGTTTCCAACTACCGTAGCGGGTAGGTTCCCATTTGTCAAACCTACAGCGGCGTCCTAAAAGGGTTCTTATAACCCCCCGCTGACTTGCCCGCCTAATGCAGTGGTCGCTTAACTCTCGTACAAAAGGGACTTTGGCATGGTAAGTAGCAAACAATTCTTGGGCATCTTCGTATTCTAAGCCGAGGCTTGCGGCGAGCTTTTTTGTGCCCATGCCGTAGAACAGCCCAAGGTTGATGTCCTTTGCTTGCTTGCGCGGTACGCCTACGATATCTGCCGCCAATTGGTGGAAGTCCGTCCGTGGGTCTGCTTGGTACTGCTGTGCAAAGTCTGCCGCGCCTCTAAAGCCCATCAACTTACTGTAATGCACCACTATGCGGGGTTCTTGGCTAGAGTAGTCGAAAGCGCCCCACAGACAGTCTTTTTCTGGTAGGAATAGGCTGCGTATAAGTGGTCCGAGTTCTGGGTGGCGAGCAGGAATCTGCTGCAAGTTAGGGTTGCTATAACTGAACCGCCCCGTGACAGTGCCGCCGTCGTCGCTGCGGAGGGGGTGTAGCTCGGCGTGGATTTTACCGTTTATCTCGTGCTTTAGTATGGCGTCTATAAAAGTACCACGCGCCTTTTGGTACTCCCGCGCTTGGACAATCATTTGCGCTACGCTGTGGTCATGGTTCACTAAGAACCCTTTTGTAAATGACGGCGCTTGGGTCTTTTCCGTTTTGGGGTACGGTAACCCTAATTTGTCAAAGGCTTTGGCTACACTTTCCGCCGCCCAGATGTCCACTTCTACTCCGGTGATGCGTTTGACTTCTTTGACCAAAGCGGCCTCGCGTTTTAGTAAGTCTTGCTTAACGCGCTCAGCTTTGTCTAGGTCGACGTTTACGCCCTGCATCCGCATGGCAATGATGATAGGCGTGATGCGTAGCTCTAAGTCTACGATGTCGCCTATATCTTCTTGTATTATTAGGGGTTCGAAATGGTTCCATAACCGCAAAGTAAGGGCGGCATCTTGTTCGGCGTAGGCTCCCACATGGGCAGCAGGGAGTTTGTACATTTCGGATTTTGGATTAACTCCAAAACTAGCCGCTGCTTCTCTAAGATGAACTTCGGATTTTCGGTCGGATAAGTAGTCCCTTCCAAGGGAATTAAGTGCATAGGAGAATCTGTTTTCGTCGAGCAAAGGTGCAATAACCATTGTGTCGATGATTCTTCCATGCACTTTGACACCCTCGCGGAGCAGCCACCCAACATCGTAAGGAGCGTTATGGAAAATGTAATTCCTATCCACCGAGACAACATCTTGTACCCACCGTAGTGTCATTGCTGGGTCAAAGTTTGGACCAAACTCATGCCTAATAGGAAAGTACCATTGATCGCCGTCCACGGCTACTGCTATGCCGATAATATGCCCGTCGCCTCGTGCCCATCCTGCCCCCATAGTCATGAGGTTCGGGTCTTTGGTTTCTAAGTCTATTGCTACTTGTTTGGCAGAACTAAGGTCGGGGTAACCGTCGGGCATAACCCACTCAGTTGGTGGTTGGAACATTGGGATCTGCATTCCGGTCATCCTTTTTAATTTTCATGGGCTGCTTACAAGAACATATCGGCCACTTGTTTTTGAGTGACCGGTACGTCTTGGTTTTTTGCTCCTTGCCGCATTCACAAACAGCGATTACTTCGGTATCTAAACTGGTCATTTTTGTTTGGATACAAGCTCCGCTTCAACAAGGGTGAGATAACGGCGCAGGTCGCGGATGTCGTCGATTACGCCTTCGTCTCTTTGGTCTTTAGTGCAAGCGGCAAAGATGTCCCACCCTTGCTCGGACACTTGCTTTTCTAGCCTGTCCCACTTACGGGCTAGCATCATAAAAGCACCAATGCCTCCGCGCTTTTTCCAACTGTCGCCGTAGCTTTGCTCAGCTTGGTGGAGTTTGTACACGTCCATGTCGGCTACTTGTTGGCACGTCTCCATGAAGCTCGTATAAGTTGCTTTGTCTGGTACTGATGCGTAGTAATTGTTGTCCATGTTACAGTCTCCTCTCAAACCATTCGGTACAGGCTTTACGCCATGCTTTGTCTTCTATGCACATTGCTGTGAAAAACGCCCCTTCCTTATCCTTACCTTTCCACTGTTGCCACGCTTGATACATAGGCACGGCGGTCTCGGCTATATACCTGTTTCTGTACTCATGGTCGCTTGACCCGTCATGCATGAACAACTCTAACTCCTGATCGAAGGTTGTTGGGTCGTCAACTAAATTAGGTGGTTGGTAGAGCACAATAGAGTCGTCTACGAGTTCGTAGTTGCTGTACTGTGGTTGCATACCTTGCAGCTTGTCTAATACCTCTACATAGGCGTGTAGATTGTTTGAAAACTGCACATAGTGCCCCACATGTAAACCAAGCATCTGCGCCATGTATTCCAACAACACCGACATATGTACGGCATTAGCACCGTATGCACCCCAGATCATATCGTTGCTGCGGTTTACCACAGTCATGTTAAGTGTTTCGTCCCGGACTTGGAAAAAAATCTGGGTGTTGCAGGGGTAGTCTTTGCCATCGTTGGTGGTTACTAGGTCATGGTTAGCATCCCACATACTAACCACTGTCCGGCGGTCGTTAGGGTAAGTAGTCAAGCGATGCATAGCTAACTTGAGTTGGTCTTTACCAAACCAATTGCGCCATCGGTAACCGTAAGCTCCGTGGAAAGAAACACCATCGTCGCTGTAGGTGTTTATCCTACCGTTGAACTGGTTGATCCATTTGACGTCGTTACGTCCGGCGAGCATCCAAAAGGCTTCCATCAAATGGAAGAAAGGGTTGGCGTCCCGCTCTGGGTAGAACAAGGCTCGTTCTCTGGAATGCGTGTAAGTAGTAACTACCGGAGTAGGGAACTCTAACACGGGACCATTGCGGGTCTGTACTTGTACTCCCATTGCTTCGATCCCTTGCTTGGCAATATACAAAGCCTCGCTTACGTTTCTTGCTCGTATAGTGTGTGTCATTCTTGTACTCCCATTGCTGCTTGCCAAATACCAAAAAATTCTAACTTCTTATGGCACTTTTCCTGTAATTGTTTTGTTTCCTTTCCTGTCGCACAGCCTTGTGTGCTGTTGGCTAGGTCTATGTACTCTTGGGCTACGGCGGTATCGGCAAAGCGTTGGACAGCCGTGACATTGTTGTTAGCAATGGTTGTCCATTGGTTGCTATCGGTTAAGCCATTGTCGATTATGTCGGCAAACTCTTGGGGGGTTGCTGCGGCAGGTACCTCTATGTAGTTGACGCCCGCCGTGAACACCTTGCTGTTGTTCATACCTAGGTCGGTTGCCACAGGCACCGCTCCGCAAATCATGGCTTCCATAGTTGTACGATTAAAATGCGCACCAAAGGCCGAATACTTTTTAGACCAACTGGGGTCTATCTGTAGCTTGCTGTCCCGCAGGAGGTGGTAGTGCATATCAGTAGGGATGGTGCCTACATACTCCATGCCGTGACGCAGGGCTTTGTCCCAGATACGGTCACCGGTTGCGTCAAAATACTTAGGTTTGCATTTTTCTTGGCTAGTCATGTAGCGGTACTCTATCCCTGCGCCGCCTACTCGCTTAGGTTCTTTTGTTTTTAGGTGTGGTATGGCACGGATTAACGTATCTACCCGCTTCCATGCTTTGAATACCTGCACTGCACAAAATCCGGCACGGGTTTCAAACTTCGACATAGGCACCGCATTAGTTAGGTCAAAGGGGTTTACAATCATTTTGCGGGGTATAGCAATACACTCCGCACTGTGATACGCAGACTCGTGTACGCAAACCATCGCGTGAAAATGATGCCCAACCCAAGCCAGATGCGGGTACAGTTCGGGCAGGTTACCATCGTGTATGATGGCTATGTTTTTAGTCCCGCTGTTGTACAAGTCTAGCCATTCGTTAACGGCGGCGTTTTCTTTGTTGACGGTAGGCACAGGGATATGCCACAGGACGAAGTCGTACCCGCTGCATTTGTTTTTGAACTTAGCTCGCTCGTTAGGGTCTAGGTAAGCCACTTTGTTCTCGTTAGGCCACCACCATCCCCTAGCCTGATGGAAGAACAATCCTGTGCCGTGCTTGCGGTACTCTGCTAACACCTCTGGTTTTGGTCCACGGGTAACACCAAACTTCTTTTTAGGGCACAGCTTGACAAAGTCTACAGTGTGGCCTAGCTTGACAAAACCTGCTGCTAGGTTCTCCGCGTGGTTGATAATACCGCCATAATCTTGGATGTCGAACAGGGTCATGAGTATTTTCATTAGTTGACAGCTCCTATAACAGGTGTCTTTGTTGTTGCTTGCTCCACACGGAACAGGCTCCGTGGTGTGCCCTGTTTTAGGCGCACTCTTTCATACTTGTCCCACTCGCACAGGCTATGCTCTATGGTGCGCATGTCTACATCTAAAACAGGAACGCATGAATCTTTTAAATGACGTCTTGCTACACACAGTAGATCAACCATCTCGTCGTTGGCTTGCTTTGAGTTAAGAGATTTTTTAAGGTCACGTTGGTGGATACGGTTCAATCCGCGTATTGCTCCAGGACCGGCGTTTGCCCATGTGAACTTGTCATAAGGCCAATGTAAGACAGGCGTGTAGCTGAGGTCGGTAACTACCTCATAAGCCATAAAACCCCCGCCTCCCCAACCTTTATATTGTCCTAACATTTTGTGCGTCAGTTCTAGGCTTCGGTTTTCTTGTATACTTTTGGTAATCTTGGTGCGGTCTTCCCAGATAGGGGTAAGGAATTTGTCGACTACTACCTCAGACTTTGGTAACTTGAGTCCTTGGTTAGTGATTATATAAGCTCCGGTGAAGGTTCTTTGCTTGCGAGCAATGCGTTGCTCTATCAGGCGCTTGGTTTCTTCTGGGTTCCAGTCGGTTACCCAACCGTGCTCTTCTGCAAACTCTGTAGTGCCAACCATGCGAAACAAACAAGTGTTGAACACTATCTGCTCGGCAGGTCTTCGGTCTTGTAGGTTAGTCCAGTTTTTGCGCATCCAAACGGTTACCCTGTCGTTCTCGCGAAAAGGGTTAGTGAACTTGTAGTTGGCTAAGATAGGATCAGCTGTCCAAGGCGGGGGGTTACCCGCCGCCCTGTTCAGGTAGATTTGGTGCCGCTCTTTTATCCAACCGAAAAAACTTTCTATAGCTTCGGTCATGTTAGGTTCCTTATTTTAGTTCAATGGCTCCGTGGTCGATGGCGATCTGTATATCGGTGCCACCTCCGGGAGAAGGCTGCAAAGCGCGTAGGAGAGTCATTGCTTCGCCCACGGTTGGGCTATTCATAACTACGACCATGTTGCGGTGCCGATTAGTACCCTGCCGGATAGGTGGCTCGGCTAGCAGTGGGACAATAGAAAGTTTTGGGTCAAAGCGTTTACGGGTTTCAACTTTCTTTTCTACGGGTTGGGTTACTTGTTCGGGTTGGGTCATTGATTCCTCCACTGGGGGTGTCCAAACAACAGCTTTAGTATCTACAAAATCGTGCAGGGTTTCAACTAATTGTTGTTGGTTTACAAAAGACATGGGTTTGCCGATAGCTTGCCACACCGAATGCAATCTTTCAAAAGAGTAGTGTTTAAGCAAGTTATCGGGGTTGTTGCCTCGATACACAATAGACTTGTGGTTTATGGCAGGACATTGGTTGGCTATCTGCAGATTCTCAAAAGCAAGCAGTTGATAGCCTGTGGCGTTTTCACAAATTGCGTAGAACATGGGATCCCTTTCTATGGAATAAGGCAAGGTTCATTATAGTAATGAACCTTGCCCCGAACAAGAAGTATTTTATCAAGCTACTTTAGCGTACTCCAGTGCTTTAGTCAACGCTTGGCGTTTGGTATTTGCACCGCTACCGAACCACGCACTGTGCAGAGCGTTGCCTTGCTCGTGGGAACGCTTCTGGTGATCCACTATGTAGGTCACCGCATTGAGTGCGCCCCACCATGTTCCCTTAGCAGATTCTAACCCTGCTCCGGGACTAAGGTCAACTGCGTCGCGTACCATTTGTGCTGTGTGTTTGAACTCATCGCGCAGCGGCGGCAGCTTGCTAATGTCAGCAGCTTTGCCACGCTCTATCAGCGCATTGGGTTGGAATAGCTCCGCAATGAAGTTATCTAACTGGTCGCCTTTAGCCTTTTTCTTAGCTAAGAACTGGGACTGCTCTTGGAACGCTTGCATTTGGTTACCGGACAAGCCTAGGGCTTCCTCGGCTGCGCGTTGTATTTCCTCGTCGAACATTTGTAGATGCAACACACGGAACTTGTTGCCTTGCTGTCCTAGTGCCATAGTCAGGGTATTGTTACACACCACTCGTATGGGCGTGAACATAATGGTCATCGCTTTGCCTACTTGGTGGCTGTTGTTGAGCAGGAGGTAGCCTTCGACTTCGTCACCCCCTGCAAGGGTGAATCCTTTGGCAATCTTAGCCAAGCCCCAAACATCCTTGCCTCCTTTTAAGCTACCCGCCGTTTCCATAGTCATGTTACCTGCTTCGGTAAACTTTTTGAAGAACGACATAACTTCTGCATTCTGGAACGGCACATAACTTTCACCACAGTTGGACAGGACTTTGTTGTCGCTGTCGCGGACTAGGAAGTGTTGGTCTGGTGCGCGGATAAAACTAGCCTCGCCAGTTGGGTCGACTATATTCCAACAGTCGGGCTTGTCTACAGTGTACGCCGGACGCTTGCTAACTGTCCAGTCTATTTCTGCTGCGATAAGCATTTCCTGTGGGGTCATTGTGGAATCGACTGCGTTACCTAAACCATGCCAAGGGACTTGGTTAGCGTAGGCCATTGTTTCTACTTGGTGTGCCATGTGGAACTCCTTTCTGTGAGTTAATGTATTGTTGGGGAAGATATATTTACCGTTGTTTCCGGCAAGGTTAAAAAAGTAGTTATAAACGAGCTATACTCCATTTCAACTTCTACGTACTCGGTCAGCCCCACTAAAACAGTTATTACAACACCGTCGTCTGGTAGGTTTACTATCTTAGCTACCGGAAAATTGTGGTTTTCTTCTAACTGTTCTAACAACTCGGGGTCAACCCAGTGGCTAAGATCTAACTGTATAGCCGTTTGGTTGATCTGGGTAAGCGTATGCTTGTCCATGTACTTTATTTTCTGGGTTGCCATGCTTTACTCCATAAGTATTATTTAATGGCAACGCCAGTGTAGTGTCAACTGTGTGTTTTGATAAGCCTTTGTTACTCTTGTTTGTTCAAGCCTTTGTAGAACTGGTCAACCCTGCGTAACCACATATCCTTATATTTTTGGAACTCTTTGCCATACACACCAAACTCCGAGGTAGTACCATCCCTCACTGCCATGAGAATAATGGCGTGGTCTATGTCTGTTCCGTGCAGCTCGTTATGAGCCAGAGCATATGCAGCCAGTTGGCAAAAATAATCTTC